GGGACAATGGTTTGATGGTGACAATGTCAGATTTAGATATGGTACTCCAGAAAAAATAGGTGGTTGGACACAGTTAGGTGATGATAAATTAACTGGTGCAGCTAGAGCTATTCATCATTGGGACGATAATGCTGGTATTAAATACGCAGCTATAGGAACTAACAGAATTTTATATGTATATTCTGGTGGAGTGTATTATGACATACACCCTATTAGAGCAACATTAACTGGCGCTACTTTTACAAGTACATTAAATCAAAATATTATTACAATTACAACTAGTGGCACACACGGGTTAGCTGAAAAAGATATTGTAATGTTAGACAGTGTAACTGTTCCTGCATCATCTAGTTTTGATGCTGCTGATTTTGAAGATAAAAAATTTATGGTAACAGCCATACCTACTACTACAACTTTTACTATTACAATGGGTTCTACTGAAACAGGAACACCCATGAGTGCAGCGGGGTCTACATCTGTTTTATGTTATTATCATGTAGGACCAGCACAACAATTAGGTGGTTATGGTTGGGGCACAGGTTTATATGGAGGAACAGCTTTAGGAGCAGCTACAACTACTTTATCAACAGCTATAACAGATTTAGTAACAACCGATATTGTATTAGCAAACTCTGCAGCATTTCCATCATCAGGAGAAATAAGAATTGGTACAGAAGATATAAGTTTTACAAATAATGACACTGCAACTAATACTTTAAGCGGAGGAGCAAGAGGTGTTAATGGTACAACAAAAGCCACACACAGTGGTGGTGCAAGTGTTTTAAATATATCTGATTATGTTGCATGGGGTGATCCATCTAATGCTGACTTTACTATTGATCCTGGAATGTGGGTTCTTGACAACTATGGTACAAAATTAATTGCTCTTATATATAATGGTCAATGTTTTGAATGGGATGCATCACCGGCTGATGCTGTTAATAATAGAGCTACATTATTAGCTAATGCACCTACGGCATCGCGTCATGTGTTAGTATCTACACCTGATAGACACTTAGTATTTTTTGGTACAGAAACTACGGTTGGTAATTCTACTACACAAGATGATATGTTTATAAGATTCTCGTCTCAAGAAAGTATTGATGAAACAGATTCTTACACAGTTAAAGCAAACAATACTGCAGGTACACAAAGACTTGCTGATGGTTCTAAAATTATGGGAGCTATTAAAGGTAGAGATGCAATTTATGTTTGGACCGATACTGCATTGTTTCTTATGAAATTTGTAGGTCAACCATTTACTTTTTCTTTTGAACAAGTAGGAACTAACTGTGGACTGTTTGGTAAAAATGCGTGTATAGAAGTAGATGGTTCTGCTTATTGGATGTCAGAAAATGGTTTTTTTACTTACGATGGTCAATTAAAATCTATGCCGTGTCTTGTTGAAGACCATGTTTATGATGATGTTAACGCTGTATCTAGAGATCTTATTAATTGTGGATTAAATAATCTTTTTGGAGAAATAAGTTGGTTTTATTGTACATCTGCATCAGATGCTATTAACAGAGTTGTAACATATAACTATTTAGACTCTAGTCCTAAACGTCCTATATGGACAACAGGTACTTTGCCTAGAACAGCATGGCAAGATTCTGCAGTATTTGATAGGCCACACGCAACTCTTTATGATTCAACAGACAATGCGTCTACCGAATGTATTGGAAATACTGACGGTATTACTATATACTATCAACAAGAAACAGGAACTGATCAAATTAATGCTGGTGGTGTAACAACTGCCATTATTGGTACGATTACATCTGGTGATTTTGATATTACACAAAGAAGAAATCCTACAGGACAAACTGTAGGTATGCCAGATTTAAGAGGTGATGGTGAATTTATTATGAGAATACAAAGATTTATACCAGATTTTATTTCGCAAACAGGAAACACAAGAATTAGTTTTGTAACACGAAACTATCCTAACAGCGCCCCTACAACTACTAATTTTACTGTTGATGGTTCAACAACAAAAAAAGATACACGACTTAGAGCTAGATCTATTGCTATTAAAGTTGCTAATACTACAACTAATGAAGATTGGAAACTTGGTACATTTAGATTAGACATTGCACCAGGAGGTAGAAGATAATGGCATTATTTTATAATGAAGGAGATAAAGCTATTTATGATTCAGGGCAATATTATATTCCTCAAGAAAAATATAGATTAAGTAATTATACTGTTCCTGTAGTAGAAGAAGAAGAACAAGAAACTTCTATTGGAATTCCTAGTACTAATTCTTTTATAAATTTTGCTAATAACAATGACAATAGAGTTTTTGATGCTAACGCTTTTAAACCATATAAAGCACAACGACCCACTGATTTTGTAACTAATAGAACTGATTTTAGAAGAAGTGGTTATCTTCCTGGACTTGAACCAGAAGAAACTTACATGGATAGAATAGGGTCCTTAATTGGAAAAGGAATAGGTATGGCAATTCCTGGAGGAAATTTTTTATTAAGTAAGGCGGAGGAAATGCAAAGACAGAATAGATTAAATGCAACTGATAATGCTTTTATTGACATGCAATTAGGTATAAACGAACAAAACATACATGGAATGGGTAATCTAGCTAACCAAGATAGATATGGATATAATAAAGTAAGTATGTTTGGTAATTATGCTGATAAAGTAAAAGAAAGAGTAGAAATTGCTAAAGATTTTTTTAAAAAAAATGGATACCACAGACCCATTGATCAATATTATTTAGAAAAAGAAGATGAGTTTAACACAGCAAAAAATCAAATAGATTTTAACAATTTTATAAATCAAAGAATAACCGCTAACAATATTAGAAAAGGTATAAAAGCAGGAACAATAAATCCAAACTTTAATATTCATGGTGATGGTGATAATAAAGACGATGTTACACCTCCTACTATAGTTCCTACAGATTTAAATGATTATCAGGGTAATGATGGTGGTAGTGGTGGATATACTACAGGAAAAAAACAAGGAACAACAGGATCATGGAGTCCGGGAGGTACATACAATGCACCTGCAGTCGACAGTAATCAAGGCACTACTCAAACCGGTGACTTTAGCTATGCCGATTATGCTAAAGGTGGAAAAGTTAGATTTAAAAAAGGAGGCATTGTAAGTTTATAATGGCAAAGATAGTAGAATCCTTAACTAGGGCAGAACCAGAATACAATCAAAAAAATATACAATCTTTGGTTAGAGATCTTGACTCTGTAATTACAAAATTAAACACGTCTTTTCAAGACGAAGTGAAACAGGAGATAGAAGCTAAAAGTTTCTTTTTAGAATAATGGCAGTAGTAAACCAATATAAATTTTATGGTAAAACAACGACAGCTGCTGAGACAGTGACGTTATTATCACCAGGAGTTAATGAAACTATTATTATTAAATCTTTAAGAGTTACAAATAAATCAGGTTCTAATACACCTACCGTTACAATTAAAAACAATGCATTTGAGATAGTAAATACACAGACATTAGTAGCTGCTACAAGTGTTGAGATATTGACTTTACCCTTAATTGTAGAAGGTGGAACTACGCTAGCTTATACTACAGCCGGCACCGTATCTGATGGTGTAGTGTTTGGTATTAGTTATCTTAATATATTAAAGGAGAAAATAGACTAATGGAAATAAAAAACGCTAAAGTTGAGACTACTTATAGACATAAAAAAACTGGTCAACTTTTTAAGGAAAGAAAAGACTGGGAAAGCAAAGGTTTTAAGAATGAAGATATGGCACAAGACGTAAAAGTTATAATGCCACCTCTTGATTTGTTCTCAAAAACCAAGTAAACATAGGAATTAAGGTAAAATTATGGCAATATCTAGAATGCAAGAACCCAGACAATTACAAGCCAATGGCGGAATTATGACATTACAAGAACCTAGACAACGTTATTTTTTAGGTAAACTTGTTAAGAAAGCTGTTCGTGGTGTTAAGAAAATTGTTAAAAGTCCACTAGGTAAAGCTGCTATAATAGGTGGCTTAGGTATGATTCCTTTTGGTGGGTTTGGTGCAGCAGCTGGAACTAAAGCAAGTTTATTTAGTAGACTAGGAGGTATGTTTGCTGCCCCAAATCTTAAAGGAGTAGATATAGGTTTTCAAAACGCTTTAAGAAAAAAACCTGGTTTTCTTTCTAATTTATTTGGTAATATGACTACTGGTCAAAAAATATTTACAGGTTTAGGTGCAACAGCAGTCGCAACACCATTTCTACAAAAAGCATTTAAGATGGGTCCTTACGAAGAAGTAGAAGAAGAGGTTGATGAAAGTTACATTGACCCCTACACAGCAATGATGATGGCAAGAAACAGAGATCCTTATATGAGTTTTTTACCAAATGAACAATATGCACAACCAGGTTATTATCAAAACGCTGCTAATGGTGGCAGAATAGGTTATGCTAATGGTGAGATGGTAGAAGCAGAACAAATGGTAGAAACTGAAGGACCACAATTACCACCAGAAGCAGAGAAATTTTTAAGACAAGAGTATCAAAAATACGTAGCACAAGGCGGTGACTTATCGTATCCAGAATTTAAACAACTTGTTCTTGAACAAGCGTCCGGGGAACAGGGACCAGAAGACGAAGAGATAATGACAACTGAATCAGAAGTAGTTCAAACAGAACCACAAATGCCTATGATGATGGCGGGTGGCGGATTAACTAGTGTACCTGGTTATGGAACTCCTCCAGGAACAAATAGATTTAACTACCCATCAGGGGGTGTAAGAGTAGGAAAAGAAGAAGGTGGTTTAATGGATCTTGGTGGTATGGAAAAAGATTATAGAGCTGAAGGTGGATTTGTGCCTATAGGTAAACGAGAAAAAGCAGACGATGTGCCTGCAAGATTAAGTGTAAATGAGTTTGTATTTACTGCAGATGCTGTTAGAAACGCAGGTGGCGGAGATATAGATAAAGGCGCTGAAGTTATGGAAAATTTAAT